GTCACCTTGAAATAACACCTTCCGAGGCAAAATCGCCATGACGTTTACGTCGTGAATTAGAACCGGATAGGGTCTTAAATGAATATGAGCCAAACTAATTATAAAGATGTTAATAACAGTTTTACCATTCTGGAAAAATGGTTACTCCCGAGACTAACAACCGACACAGTCCTACGCCAGCGCTATCTTGAAATGAGCGCTTGGTGGAGGGATAAGATAATCTCTTACCTTAATAACCACGGGGTAACATGGACGTGCAGACGACTAAAGGTCGTCCGCGCGATAACCATAAATTACCTCGCAGGTACACCGGTAAGAACCGTGAAAGAGTTGATTGGAATTAATCAAGCGGGGTTACCAACGGATTTAGGTCCGTTGGGAGACCTCGCTCGTTCCAACTCAAGGACGGACAAACAGTTCCTTTTAACACTGCTAAGTGTTTCAAAGGTACTGCGAGACGTTCCTCGACCCAACTACGATTCGATCACCTCTCCCCCAACAGGGGAGATCGATGATCAATGGGAAAGCGTTATCAAGCGCTTTTTCCGTTCTCGTAGGATTGGGAAGAACTCTTTTAAAACTAGTTGGACTCAATATCACCTAAGCGTAAAATCCTCCCCAAATGGAGGATTAGCGATGATGGACTCCTTAAAGGAAGTTTTCCAGATGGGAAACTCTTCTCTTCTCGGAGCCCTGAAAGAGTTAGGGGGTAAAACCCTTAGCTCTAACATTGACTCGCTAATCACCCACTTGAAACCCGACTTTAACCAGGAGGGTACCATCTTGAGAAAGGTGGTATCCATCCCTGATAAAGAGGGTAAGACTCGCGTAGTTGCAATCCTTGATTATTGGGCACAAACGGCGTTAAAACCGTTACACGATAAGCTTTTGGGCTTATTGCGATCGCTTCCCAGCGATATGACCTTTAATCAGGACGCTTTTACGAAAGTCTTGATGGATGGACCATACTACTCCTTTGATCTGAAAGATGCGACAGACCGGTTCCCCCTTCAATTACAGAAGAAGGTTCTAGCCTACCTCATCGGACAGTCCAAAGCAGAAGCTTGGTCCCAGGTTCTTATCCAGGAGCCTTATCTCGCACCGGGCGGACTGAAGTTGCAATATGCTTCAGGACAACCGATGGGAGCTTACAGCTCTTGGGCCACATTCGCCCTCACACACCACATCGTGGTGCAGAGAGCAGCGATGGAAGTCCAAAAATTTCCATTCACCCAATATTACCTCCTAGGAGATGATATCGTGATATGTGACTCTGATGTTGCAATGAGGTATGAATCCCTAATGGGGACCCTGGGAGTTGACTTCTCGAAAACAAAATCCTTTAAGAGTAATACTCTTTTTGAATTTGCTTCTAGAATCTTCCTAAACAAGGAAGAAATTTCCCCTTTCACCGTTTCAGGTGTGAAGGAAAGTTGCCAATCTCCAGCGTCTGCAATAGAGTTCATACGAACCATGCAACGTCATGGATATGACTTGCTTAGAGCGGATAGTATACCCGGCCAGATATTAAACTTCATGCGTTTAGGAGGAGGTCCAGCTTTTGCACGCTGGAAACCCCTGCTAAACGTCGTTTACTCTCTTCCTAAGGAAGTGATTATAAAGGGCGAGATCCCAGACACTGGGATTTCCCTTATGAGTCAACTCTCATGTTTCGAAAGTAAGCAAGGCCCTCTATTGAGGGAAGTGCTTATCGCCGAGCTACGAGAGAGAATAAACAAGAGTTTAGACGAAATGAATGATCGCCATTTTGCGTGGGCGGAAAACCGCCCGCGTTATGGTGACATCTTCGCCGAGTCTGTTCCTGGCGAAATCCCGTTAAGTCCTAATGCGTTACCCTTCATAGGGGTTTGGAACGCTCTTAAACTGAAAGGTTTAGAAGCGGCCAACACCCTACTTGAATATTACGAAGATGGCAAAGAGATCTCCATTATGGAGCTCATCGATGCCCTAGTCGAAATAAACAACACGCCGGATGTTATTCAGGCGTTGAAGGTAAGAAAGCATAAACGATTGGTAATGACCACTAGTTCACTTATCTTTAGAGCTTATAACAGAGCTCTAAAATTGGGGTTAGTAGTCTAGGAGTAAGGGGGGATAATCCTCCCCGGGACCCCGTTCTTCAAGGAACG